GCAATCTGCGACCACCGCCCGTCCGCCCAGTTGTAGGCAAACACGACATTGGCCTCGCCCGTCGATCCCGTGCCGGGGAAAGCCCACATGACCAACTTGTTGACCGGATCAATGGCCGCCGACACGCGCGAGATATAGGTCGTGTCGAACTGATCCCAGAAGGTCCGATCCACCTTGTTCTGCCCGATGGGCTGGGAATCCGAGCCATCGGTGACAAAAAAGCCTTCCTCGGAGATGTAGAACACCAGCCGCCCGAACCCGATCACGGAATTGGGGATAGGCGTGCCACGGCGGCGGTCAATGGTGTCGAAGCGGAACACCAGCGGAGAACCCACATAGGTCATGCGGACGATGTTGCGCTCCATGAAGATCAACCCGTATTCCGCTCCGCCGACGATGCGCTGCACCCATCCCAGGTCCGGGATGTCCTGATAGTCCGATTGCGTGGCTGCGGCAGGATCGAAGTTCAACGGGTTGTCGATGGCGGACCACCACACCCGGTTTGGCTTCACGCCGTCCGTCGCGTCATTCGTGTTCCCCAGGACGACGAACTCGCGCACCACATCGATATGCCGCGCCTTGGGTTTATTCGTGCCGGTGATCAGGTCATCGAAGGCCGTGCCGCCCAGGGTGATCGACTGCACCGCGTCGGTGTAGTTCGTCGCGATGAAGGTCGAGCCGTACAGCGCGAACTCCCAACTGTCGTCGGCTGTTGTTGAATAGCCGCCGGACTTGCTCGCATCGCTCCATGTCGATGTGCCAAGGCCCAGGCTGTACAGCTTGGTCGCGTCCCCGGCGTACAAGGTGACGTTGCCCGCGCTGTCCTGGGCAGCAGCGAAGCCCTGGCAGCGCGCGTCGAGGGTCGATGTCTCCACCGACAGGCTGGGAAAAGGCCGGTAACCATCGGCGGAAGGAATGACGTTGAGCGCCTGCATCGCCGCGTTGCCGATGTATTCGGGACGGTCGGGCATCCACTCGCCAAAGGGCACCACGCGCTTCTGGGATGGCTTAGGAGCCATCTGCGATGCAGCCATGATGCGTTGAGAGAGTTTCATCAGATCGTGTCCCGCATGTTCAGCCGGGGTGCCGTCTCGGTCAGGAATCGGATGATCTGCTGGTCGATGGGCACATCTTCCTGCGCGGCCCCTTGTTGTGTCGCATGGGGAAACACAGACAAAGGCAAAGCGCCCGCGCCGTTCATTGCCAGCAGGTCCGCGCTATCTGACCGAGCGGGGTCGAATGCGGCGAAGCGGGAGCGGATGTTGCCGTCATTCAACATGATGTAGATGTCTTGTGGATGTGCGGAGTCACCGACGGTATTCCGAAGGACTACGCTGTCGTAACCTTGATCTAAAAGCGCGCGGCGCACTGGTTCCATGTCCCTATTTTGAATAGAGCCGCCAGCACCCTTAGTATATTTGTCAATTAATTCATAAAGGCCAGCAAACGCGGAATCCGTTCCATCGGGCAATTTGCTGCCAGCGCCTTCTATCACAAGCGGATTCTTAATTCTTGCCTGGACCGGATAAACAGCCCCGCCCTTCCCTGCGTACATGCTGGCCCCCGCTTCGTCGCCTCGCGACGAAAGCCAAGAACCCAACGCATTCATCCCATTACTTTCGCCAATCAATTCGTGTTTGCTAGCGCGGACGCTTCCTGGCGGAAGGCGATTTATAGATTGCAAGTCACGTGGCGATCCGTGATAGGCGTCCACTGTGTATCCCTGTTCTACAGCCCGCGCCATCCGGCTCGCTTCGTCCATCGGAAGCGCGTCCGCATTACGCCGAACGGCATTGGATGCCAGCGACCCGGCAGGCGCTTTGCCAACGGCCAGACCGCCGCCCGCGACATCGAGCGCCATGCCTGTGACTTCGTTCGGCTGTGCCATGTAGCCCTTTAGGGCAGCCCCTGGCAGCATGAAGCGCCGTACCATATCCACTAGGAACTGCGGCGTGGCAAATGTCGTCTCGCCGGTCGCTGTTCTGCCAAGCGGCACAAGTGACCCGCGATGCGTAATGTTCTGATCGAAGATCGAAGCCATGATGGCATCGCGAGGGTCCACCTGCGGGAACAGGCTGGGCTGCGGCGGAAAGAGGTCACTCATACCACCTGCACCCCCAGGGAGCGGGCATCCACTCGCCGAACGGCAGCACGCGCTTCTGGGATGGCCTAGGAGCCATCTGCGCCGCCATGGAGATGCGCTGGGAGACCCGCATCAACTTCCCGGCAGGCGCACGAAAGCGCCCTTTGTGTCTCTTGATTTGCACATATTTAGCGGCCTTTGTGGTATAATGTGGGCTTCCGCACCGAAGCCAAAACGCAGGGAAGCAGCCATGTTTCATACCTACGTTCTAAATGCCAACAGCGTGCCCATTGATATCGACCGGGCAACGTTCCTAATGGACAAGAACCTGTGGAGAATGGCGCTGGGTAAGTCCCTGGTGGATGGCCAGACCGATCCGCAGGAGGCTTGGGGCAACTACTGCGAGATGCACCGGGACAAATACGGAGAGCCGTTCGCGCCTAATGTTCGGACGGCACCGCTGTAGCCCCGAGCCCCACAGCTAAACCGCCAGCCCCAATTCCGGCTAGCAATTTGCGTGAATCCCGCTTGTCTGGGTCGAATGCCGCCTCTTTGAGGCGTTGGCCGAAGTTCTTCAGCATCCGCACGTCGCGGCCGGTGTCGATAGCATCAAACCCGGCAGCGCGTAGCGGCGCAACAGCATCCCCTGCGGCAATCTCCATCATTTGATGGAGCGCCGCGCCGGGCATCAACTTCACATCGCCGTGTTTTTCGACAATGTTCGCAAGCCGCGCTAAATCCCAATCGCCTTGCAAAGGAACGGCGTCAAGCATTTTTCGCGCGGCATCAGGGCCAGCCACCGCCTCAACCCCCTTGGCTGCATCATAAAAATCTTGAACGGTCACATCCTCGCCGAACCTTAGCGGGCGGTTCATTTGCAGCCGATATTCCAGGGGTTTGCCGAACCCAGCCGCAGTTTCCGGGTCGCGCGAGTAGAAGGCGACAGCGCCCTCTGTCGGGGTGTCCTTCTGGCCCCGGTAGAATGGCTCGTCACTGTAGCCCAGTTCTTTTGCGCGAGCCATGCGGCTGGCCTCGCCCATCGGCATGGCTCGCTTTGCCCCCATCGCTCCCATCGCCCCGAGCTTGAGCAGGTCCATCGCTTCGTCGCCCGGCCCGAACATCGACAGGAAACCCGTCAACGAGTTGGCCGCGCCTTGAATCGGCTTGCCCTCCATCATTTCCCGGCCGCCCTGCTGCATCAAGCGGAAATCGGTCATCGGGTTGAACAGTTGCGCAGCCGCATTCACAGGCCCGTAGGCGGGACCGAGGACGCCGCGCGCCACATTGTCCGCGCGCTGCCAGATGGACGGCTGCGGTGCCTGTGGAAACACGGCAGGCGGACCGCGCCCGTCCCACGGGTCCGCAAACGGAACCGTCCAGTCACTCATACCACCTGCGCCCCCAGGGGTCGGGAGACGACGCCCGGCGGGAAGCGGTCGCGCTTGTCCGCACGTTCCACCTTCTCCGCCATGTCGTCATACAGCGCCGCCCAGGTCACAAGCCGAGGGTCGTCGCCGATATAGGGCGCGGATTCCAGCAAGGCCCCGTACAGCAGCAGGCCGCGCGCATTGGTCAGTATCCAGTTCGTGTCGCTGTCACTGCTCAATGCGGCGAAGGATTGGTAGTACAGAACCGTCCCGGTGTAGGATGTATCCGGGGCCGGGCCAAAGACGAAATTCTCGCCCTCGATGGTGTAGGCTACCGGCTGTCCCGTCTCCGATCCCGCCCATCGGCTCCAGAAGCTGTCCGGGGCGAGATATTCCAGCACCTTGACCGGGTCGCTGTTCAGATAGAACCGGCGCATGGCGATGAAGCGCGTGGGCAGGCTTTCCGTCCGGCTGTCGATGGTGAATGATGCGTTGCTCGTCTCCATCGCGCGCACACGAAGCCGCGTGTCCTGGCGGATGCGGTCCTCGGCCAGCGCGACAAACTCGGGAATGCGCGAGGTGAGGTCGTCGCGATTCAGGTAGTTTGCGACGGCAGTCTTCAACTCGGCATAGGTCGTGATCGCCATGTCAGACCTTTCCCGGGATTGTCTTCAGCCACTGCCATTCGGAAGAATTTAGCTTCTTGCGGACGAAGCCCATAAACTCGGGCCGCGACCAGCGCAGGAACGCCCCGGCCGGCAGTCCGGATTCCTGCATCCACTGGTACCAGATCACCGGAGGGATGGAGGCGACGTAGCGCAGTTCCTTGTCCTTCGACCCGCCGTTGTTCTGGAGCGCCTTGTTGCGCTCAAGCACGGGCTGCACGTCCTGCACATGCGAGACGGCAAAGCCCTTGTCGGTGGCGTGGAATTGACGGCGCATGGCTAGTCCTGGGGGGGTGTGATTTCGATGCCCAGCCGCACGATTTCCTGATAGTCCGCGTTTTCCGGATCTAGAGGTATCGTTGCGCCATCGGATAGCCGACGAACCGCAACAACGCCGAGAATCCCCATTTCGATTCCCTCGTACTCGACCGTCATAGTTCGGCCTCCATCCGCGCGTTGCCCCCGGCTGACGTATTGCGAATCCATGTCGCGTCACCGGCCGCCAAATTGCTGCCGCCGCTACCGGAGAACACCACGAGGGCATTCCGGCGGCCTATAGTGCTTGCCGCCGCAGTGCCCGTTTTCGCGCCGCCGAAACTAGCGTTGATCGCGTCCCACGTTCCGGTCAGCACGATGGTTGGCGCGGCGCGCTTTTCCGAATAGACGATGTCGAAATATGCGTTGGCAGTGCTGATTGCGTGGCCAACGGCGACGATGCCGTTCGTCGCATAGCCAATGACTTCGCAGTACCGCTGACACATTGCGAGTTCTGCGTTGTAATGCCGAAACTCGAAGGGCGTTGCGACCGAGCTAAGCTCAAGTTGTGCGCCCGCGAGGTAAACCAGATCGCCAACCGTCGCGTCGTCATTCTCAATCATCGCGAACACCGCAATGTTCTTCGCGCTGGCCGTGTCGATGGCCGCAGAGACCGAAAAGGTCTGGAACGTGTCCGTCAGAGTTCCGGTCGCAGCGCCCTCGATGGTCCAATTCGCCGCGAGTGTCGGGCTAGACCCCTCTGTACCCCACGAGGACACAATGTCGCTCGTCAAGCTGTCCGCTGTTCCGGACCAAGCCGCGACAATCAGTCGAATAGAATCGACCGTGGCATTGGAACTACCCTTGCAGGCTTTGACCGAAAACGTACAGGTCGAGCCGATGAGCTTGGCGGCGTCGCGTGCTTCAATGAACTGCGCCAGCCCGGCTCGCTTGTTCGCGGTTTCCACGTCCAGTTTCGCCGCCGCGTAGTTGCCCGTCGGGACGGTCGTCGTCTCCTGGCTTACATCCAAAATGTCGTTACCATCCGACAGCAGGCACCAGCGATCTGCGAGGTGGGTATCGTCGTTATTGGCGGGCGTGGTGGCAGAGGTAAAGGACGTTCCGCGCTGCCATACGCGAAAACAACCGTTCATCAGTGCGTTACGGAGCCCAGCAAGGGGGCCGTCGTTCATGCCGGCAAACGTCGGCGTATCTCCAGCGCCCAAGCCCAGCGATGTCCGCGCCGTCGCCCCGCTTTCTGCAACAAACGTCGCACCGTCGCCGACAATGATGTTGCCGTCTGTCGGCGTCAGCCCGGCGATGGCCGCTAGCAGCGCGTTGTAGGCTTGTACGTCCGTGCCAATGATTAGCCCAAGACTGGTCCGCGCTGTCGCCCCGCTCTCCGCAACCCAAGTCGAGCCGTCGCCGACAATGATATTGCCATCGGTGCGCGCCAGGGCAGCAATCGCCGCCAGTTGCGCGTCATAGCCCTGCACTGTCGATCCAACGCCCAGCAGGACAGACCGCAGCATCTTGCCGACAATCGCCCCGGACGTGTCGTAGACGACCACATAGTCGTCATCCGCCGCCGCCGCGACCGCAGGCAGGTTGTTGACGGCAGTGCCCATCAGCGATTGGCCTCGGTGATCTCCAGCGTGCCGGATGCGCCGATCACACGAACGAACACCTCCGTCGCCGGATTCTTCCGCAGCCACCCAACCTGACCGGCCGGGAGATAGGTGGGCGCCGTCGCCACCGTGGCCCCGCTCGACACCGATGTTGCGATCCAGCACGCCGCCGTGCAGACCACGCGAAGCGCGTTGGTCCCGCTCAGCATCGTGGTCGAGGATGCTTCCGAGGTCGAAGTCGTCACCTGATAATGCGCAACCGGATCGAACGGCGCGTCATCGGCATAGGCCGCTCCGGAGAGCAGCAGCAGGGCAAGGGCAAGTCGCTTCATGTCGCCAGTTCCTCCAGCACAGCCCGATGCGGACTCGATGGGTCCACCCATCGCAGCCCCTCGCGAGCGTATCCCGTCACATCCTCGCCGCGCGCCATGCCCAACACGGCACGCGCCAGCCAATATCCCGATTGCATCGATGCATGGTCCCGGATGCCGTCCAGCACCCGTTCCGCCTCGTCCAGGCGATCCGACAACATCAGGTAATCGAAGCGTCCCAGGGCTATTCCGACATTCGTCCCGCCCGCGCTGGTCGCGATGGCATAAATCTTGTCCGCCGCCGCCGGTTCGATCACCGTGGGCCGCGACCCCAGCACGGTCGCAAAAGTCAGCGCGAGGTTAATGCGGAGCGCAGGGTCGAGAGGGTGTGTCCGATAGGCCGCGTAATTCGCCACGAACGCAGCCAGAGGATCGTGACCAGCCAGTGCGCGCGTCGTTCCAAACTCGACAAACGCCGCGTGCCGGATGCCGGCGGAGACCGCAACAGCAAGCCCGCACACAAGGCAAAAAGCAGCGCCCCCGTAGGATAGTGCAAGGTCGGGCCAACGGCGGCGAGCGCCCCGATCACCAGCAGGACTTCCCGGCCCCGCCCCTTCAGCAAATCCCACAGCACCCAACAGGCGAGACCAAAGCCGACCAAACCCAACTCGGTCAGGACTTGCAAATACTCGTTGTGCGCGCTGCCAGCGTACACGTTCGCAGAACGGAGAATCGTCGCGTCGCGAAACCACGCATGCGCCTCTTGGTAAGGGGGATAACTCGCGTCGTAACCGCCGAAGCCCACCCCGAACACGGGATGATCGATCCACAGCATCAGGCTGTTCCACCACAGTTCCGCGCGCTCCAAGAGCGACACCTGTATGCTGTGATGGAATAGCGCGACATTCACCGCGCCCAGGATCAGCACCGCCAGAAACCACCAGGACCGCGACCGCAGCGCCCACATTCCCAGCAGGGCCAGCAGGACCACCCACTTGGTGTCCGATCCGTTCATCAGTAACAAATAGCCGATGGGTATCAGAACGAACGGGGTCCGCCACAGAAAGGCCGCCCCGATCAACATCAGTTCGGCCGCAACATTCTCGTTACCGACGCCGCCCCAAAAGTCCGCCCAAAGCAGAAAGTGCAGCCCCACCGAAAGCGGGAGCGCCAATGCGATCCCCCACCGGGGGTCGAAGTCGGAGCGGGCAGTCCACCATGCGATCCCGGCACAAGCCGCGAGGCTCTGCCATTGGATCAATCCCGCCTGGGGGTCCGCCGACCATGCGAGAGACAGCCCCGCATACAGGACAAGGCACAGAACAGAAAGCCACCGGATATCACGCTCCATCGTGGGATATCAGCCGCACCCGTCCCGCAACCCCAAATAAGGAGGGCGAGAGCCACGAAGGCCCCCGCCCATAGGTCACTCGATGACAATGGTGATCGTGCCCGCCGTCGATCCGGCGGAAGCGCCGTCCGTGACGATGGCAAGCACCTGCCCCGCCGTCACCGTGTTAGCGTCGGCATTGGTCAGGTCCACAGATCCGCTGTCCACGAGGTCTTTCGGGACAGAGAAGCCGGTCGTTCCCGCCGAAGACAGCGGCTCGAACCCGTTGGTGTTCTCCGTCGTCTGTTTGAACACCGTCACCGTCGGCGCCGTGCCGGACAGGCTCGACGCATCATGGGCGATGCCATACACCGCCTTGATCTTGCCGGGCCGGATGTTGACCAGCAGGACCGTGGCCGGGTTGGACAGGTCCGTGATGGTCGCGAACAAGGCCCCGGACCCGGCAACCGGCAAGGTATTGCCGTTGCTGTCGATCCAGACCGTGGACCCGTCCGCGTTCTGCTTGATGTTCCACCCCGCATAAGCCGTCGCGGGCAGGATCATCAGCAGGGCTGCGATCAGAAATTTACGCATGGTGCATCTCCTTTCTGCTAACTGAAAGGGCACTTGAGTTAGCAGAATTGTGCTAACTCAAGGTGGCCTTCGCTTAGCAGAATTCTGCTAACTGAAAGGGCCGTTGAGTTAGCAGAAAGGGGAGAGGCCGATGCCCCTCCCCTATGCCCGTTAGGCCTGGTTGAGGTCCGCGATGATGCCGTTGGCGGCTTCGTTGCGGCATTCCAGCGTCCACTCGGCCAGGACAAAGCCACGCTCGGCGTCGCCGGTCTTCGCCAGACGCTCGAAGAACATCGGGCGCAGGCTCGCCACCGCCCACATATCCTTCTGAAGCACCAGGGCGATGTCCACGTCGTCGGACAGCGTTGCCGATACCGCCGACATATAGCGGTTCGGGAACACCTGAAGGTCGCCGAAGTCCGACTGGTACAGTTCGATGGAGGTGACCAGCGTCTTGTCGTTGGCGTCCTTCATGCGCGTGGCGTTGCCCGTGAAGGTGGACAGCTTCTGCTTGTGCGTGCCCGACAGCATGATCCAGTCCGGATCGCCGCCGCTGTTCCAGCACTGCCGGACCACCGAACGAAGCTGGCTCTCATCGAAGGCACGCGCCGTCCCGGCTTGACGCGCATCGGTGCCGTCGCCGGTCGGGGATGTGGCGCCCGACCCCGCACTGACGTTGGTGGCGATCCAGGCCGGAACGCCCGCCAGTTCGCGCGCGGTCGTGGTGTTGCCCGTGACCTTCGCGTTGTTCAGGAGATTGATCGTCTCCATGTCCAACTTGAGGGTTTCGGCGTTGCGCATGGTCTGATACGCCCATTCCGAGGCGCGACCCGCGTTGTCCACCGTTTCCTGCGTGCCGGTCACCGCAAACGAGCGATAGGCGATCTGCGTGTTGTTCGACACCAGCGTCGTCGCAGAGGACGCGGAGGGCGTGATGGTGTCGCCTTCCAACTGGGCCGTGGCGGAACGCGCCGGCAGGGCATCGGTCTGCCAGTCATGGCGAACGGCAGTGGCCTTCGTCTTGGCGATGCCCGAGGTAAACGGGGTGTCCAGCGGCGTGATGTCATAGATCATGTCGCTGAGGTCTTCGCGCTTGCCCACGCTATCGAACGCGGTAAACGCATTGGTGACGAGTGTCATGGCTACTTCTCCTTGAAGCGATGCCGCAGGAGCGCCAGGGCGTCATCTCTGCGGCCGGTTGATTTCAGTCGCTCTCGGAGTTGCTTTCCCTTGTCCGCCTCGGTCGATTTCGCCTGACCGCTGCCTGGGACTTGAACCTTCGGAACCTTGACGAGTTTCTTCACGTCGCCCTTGCGCTTGTTCAACTCGTCGTATTTCTGGGCTTTCTCGATCATCAGGATGTGCCGATGATCGTAAGCGCCCGAGAAATAGACCTGCACCTGCGGGCCGGTGAACCCGGCATCCCCGGTGAGGTATTCGACAAGTCGTGCGTTGAAAGCCTGCTGCGCCTTTGCATCCTTGAGGTCGGGCTTGGCCCGGATCAGGGCTGCCCGCTGCGCCTGCTGGTGCTGGGCGATGGCTTCCTTTTGCGCCTGTTCCGCTTGTGCGCGCTGCTTCTGAATCTCTCCAGCCACGGCGGAGAAGCGTTGCAGCTTTCCGTCGCGCAGGGCACGCAAGCGGTGATATTCATCCGGGTTGTAAGACGCCGAATGAGGGTCGAGCAGGGGAAGAAGCTGTTGGTCCGATGGCCCCGCGTCCAGATCAGCCGCCAATGTGCGCAATGCGACATCGAGGAACTGCTCGCGGGTTTTCAACTCCGTGTCGCGCTGCTGGATATTGGCCTCGACGGCCTTCTCCTTTTCAGCGAGACGCATCGTCTTCTTGCGGTAGTCGGCTTCGCGAAGTTGGCCGAGACGCAGGTCTTCCAGGCTAACTTCCCCGTCGTCCGTCTTGACCTTGAGTCGCTTGGCGAGTTCAGCCGGATCGGTATCCAGCGCGCTCGCAAGGTCTTCCAGGGTCATCGTCTCGGGGAGATCGGCCGGGGTGTCGTCTTCCGGCTCTTCCGTCGCGCTTTCCGCGTCGGACGTGTCCGGTTCAGGGTCATCCTGTTCCGGCGGCGACTGAGGCTCCGCTTCGGGAGGGTTGGCCTCGGTCGATTGCTCACCAGCGGGTTCCTTGGCCTCTACAGGCTGGGCCGGGGTGGTGAGTTTGTCGAGGAACCGCTTTTCGGCTTCCTCAAGGGTGTGGCCGCGTCCGCCGTAATTGCCATCGCTCGCAAGCGAAGGCGCGGGCGCGGCGGTTCCCGGCTCTGCCGGGTTGACCGCATCAGCCAATGTATTCTCCATCTAAGGGACTGGCGCGCCATCACGGCGGGCCGCTATGCGAGTGGCGCTAGGCCACCCGTCTCGGTCGCCGGTAACGATCCCGGCTGCGTTCCTGTTCGGTGCGAAGGCGGTCCAACTCGGTCGTTGCCATCTCGCCCGTCTGCATGTGGTGGATCAGCCTTTTCACGAAGGCTTCGGTCACGGTGTGGCACATTTTCGCCAGCCGCACCCGTTCGAGGTCGTCATTGGGCGCGCTGACCATCTCATGCACCGCCGAATCCCGCAGCGCCTGGATGGTGTCGAGAAAGACCGGGTTATCCAGCACGGCTTTTGCCTTCTGGCCCCGGTCGATCTCTTTCAGCAGCCGGTCTTCGCTCACGAGAAGATCATCGCGATGATCGCGGCTGGCAGGGTCAGCAGAAGCACGGCAACGCCGATCCAAAACAGCCAGGGGAAGACATGGTACGGCGGACCGCTCATCAGTACTTGCGGCCCTTGCCCTTCTTGCGAGCCACTGTCACTTGCCCTTCTTCTTCACGCTGCCGCGCGTGCCCTTGTAGGCCATCGCACCGCCCGCATTCAGACGGCTGCCCTTGATGCTCGCGCCGCAGCCACCCTGCGAGGGGATGCCGCTCTCCTTGTTCACGCTATAGGTCTTTGCACTCATGACCGATCTCCTTGATATTCGGCAGCCTCGCGCCGCCGCTCCGCATCGGCCATCGCCGACACACCCTTGATCGCGGCATCCGCCGCCGCCTTCCGCGTCTGAAAGGCCACGTCCATTGACTGGCCCCGCGCTTCCAACGCCATCTCGCCGCGCATCCGCATCATTTCGGCGCGCATGTCGAACATGGCCTCCATCATCTTGATCCGGAAATTCTGTTCCGCCTCTTCACGCTGCAACTGCATGTCGGCAGCCGATTGTTCGCGCTTCAATCCCAGTTCGGCCTCGTTCTTCTGCGCCTGCAATTGCAATTGACCCTGCGTCTTGGCCTGATCGGCGGCGATCTGCGCCTTGACCTTCTCCATCAGCGGATCGGGCTTCGGCGGCTGGCTCTGTGCAATCTGCTGGATACGCTGCTGTGTCCCTTGCGCCATCGGATCGCTGAACAACAGGTCCGGGTCGTGGTAGCCCTGATTGGCCGCAAGGCGCTTCAGCAGGTAGTGCACATTCTCCGGGAACACGAACGGACCCTGCGTCCCCTGCTGCATCATGATGATCTGCTGCATGACCTGGAGCATCATCCGGTCAGCCATCGCTTGGCTTTCCTTCGTGCCATGTCCCAGCCCGACATTCACGGTCACGTCCATATCGACGTTCCATTGTGCCGGGTTCATCTCGACAAACTGGTTACGCAACCGGATCATGCGCGGCCGGTCCTGGTGGTTGACCAGCAGCCGAAGAATCTTGCGGAACACCGACCGGAACGATGCCGCGAAGTTGCGCGCAATCAGCAATTTGCGCTTCTGTGCCTGCCCGAGTATCTGGTTGATGCCCGTCGCTGTCTTGTTCAGGCTGTCCGCTTCGAGGCCCTGGTTGTACCGGGTCACACCCGTTCGGGTCTCGCGCACGCCGTCGGTGTATTCCAGCAGCGGGAATATCTGGTTGGCAATCGGCGCCGTGACCAGAGGCTGGATATGCCCCCCCGCATCCGCGTTGTCCGTGTCCACCCGCACC